ATCTATATGGTAAGTCATTGGAAAACAGTTGGGCCGTTTTTTAGTAACCTGTGGAAGAAAATAAAAGAATACTTTTTTACTGCTGTGAAGTGGATATGGAAATATGTAATTCCGTTCTTTATGCCGTGGGTTTTAATTATACAGCATTGGGATAAAATAGGCCCGTATTTTCACGAACTATGGGAAAAGGTGAAGAAGATATTTTGGAAGATGGTGGATTGGTTTAAGGGCATGGGTAAGATGTTTTGGGATGCAGGAAAAAACATCATCAAAAATATTTGGGAGGGCATGAAATCGCTGATACATAAGCCTGTAGAGGCGATAAAAGAAATGGCGCACAAGATACGCCAGTATCTGCCGTTTAGTCCTGCAAAAGAAGGCCCGCTAAAAGACATACATCGCATACGATTAATAGAAACCATTGCGGAATCTGTAAATCCAAAAGCGATGCTACAAAAGATGCAGGGCGTAGCTACAGCCATCTTTAATTTTAAGCCAGCGGGCGGAGGAAATGGAATTGCAAATGCAACAATGGCGATGGCCGGAGGCGGCAGTCTTAATGGCGCAAATCTGAATTTCAATTTTAATTATTATGCAAATGATAAAAAGAATTGGGTAGATGAAAAAAGTCAATTTATGAAAGACATTAAAGCCAATGCTAAACAAATAGCAGGTGTCATTCAAAAAGAAATAGAAAACGCGGCACGCAAAAAATACTAATGGCATTAGATATTAATGTAAAATTAAGAACCGAGGAACTTACGCAATTTGCGCAAGCGCTTTCTCCTGCCGAGATAGCGAGAGCGACATCGCGCGCTATTAATTTCGCATTGTTAAAAACAAGAACACAGCTAAAAAAATCTATCGCCAATAAATATAAAATACCGAGCAATAGTCTTGCCTCTAAAAGCCTTGTGATCTTGCGGGCTGCGCCTATAAAGCCATTTGGCACTATCAATGCGGATAGCAGGCCGGAAAGCCTGGGGCATTTTAATCCTTCGCAGATAGTGCAAACCAGCACAGGGCATACCTCTGTTAGAAAAAGAAAAGGCGCATACGGTAAGCAGGAGCATGGTAGAAAAAGCGGCAAGAGCGGCGTGTATGTGGAAGTTGTAAAGGGCAGAAAAGAAAATCTGCCAAGCGCATTCATATTGCTAATAAGCGGCAAGCCAATAGTAATGGCCCGCGGTGTTTATAAAGGGCATGATGGATTTCAATGGGCGCAGGGTGGCAGGCTGCCGCTAACAAAACTAAATACTAAGTCCGTGTATTGGGCCAGCCAGCATGAAAAAGTATTTACGCAATATGCGCCTATGACGAGAGAGTGGTATGGTAACGAGTTGTGGCGACAATTGCAAGGGGCGATAAAATTTGGTAATTAAATGTATGCTCAATTAGGAAATATTGTTTTTGAAGCGCTGATAGGATTTAGTGATTTTGAGCGCACGATGGAAGCGTCGCTGCCTCAGCATGATCTTATCAATAGCAAGCCGCGCCTGGCACATACAGGAACTGAGTTGCAGGAAATATCTGCGACCATTTCTTTTCATATAGATTTTTGCAAGCCGGAAGATGAAATAAAAAACCTGCAAGATGCATTAGACAATGCATCTATCATGCCGCTTGTGTACGGCAACGGCAGACTTGTAGGTTATTTTGTTGTGGCTACCTTAAAAGAAAAGCCGCAGCAGACCACCAAGCTGGGCAGCTTTATTTTAGTGCATGTAGAGATCACATTGAAAGAAGCTAATGTAGAAGATAAGTCTGCGCTAAAGCAGCAGGCGGCGCAAAACAATGCATTGGCCCTACAACAAAATAACCCTGTGGCCGTACGTGGCAACCTGCCTCAGAACTTAACCGACGGTGGCAATCTTGCGATAGCAACCAATCGCTCCATAAGCGAAGGGGCGCAAACAAATAGCCTGATACAGCGCGCCATCAATGACCCGTCTACATTTGCGAAAACCAGCCAGCTTGTTTTACAGAGCATACAAAATAACCAAAGCGGTCTTGATGTAATCAATGATGTGCTGACCGGGCGAACAGATATACTTGGCATTATACCGGGCATGCCTGCGAGTGTAAGTTCTGTATCTACTGCGCTGGTAAACCTGGGGGCGCTGATGCCAATAACGGGCGGCAATCTAAATAGCGTTATTGCGGCCAATACGTTCCTGCAAGGAGCGCTTGGGGCGATGGGCAAGACTGTAACACCATTAACCGTTTTAAACACGCTGAGGCGCATATAAATGGAACTAACACCATATCCTGTAGAAGAAGGCGAGCGTTGGGATACCGTGGCTTATAAGGCTTATGGGGATGCTACGCAAACCTATCCTATTATACTTGCTAATCCGGGCGTATTATTGAATACCCGACTGGAGGCTGGCGTGGTATTGATGATACCTATATTAAGCCTAAATGATAATATTGCATTGCCTGCCGAAAAACTACCTCCGTGGAAACAGTAGAGAAACCAAATTACACCATCATTTACAATGGTAAGAATGTAACGGCAGACCTTGCTAAATACGTTATTGAGATCAGCTATGAAGATACTGTAGAGGGCGAAAGTTCTGAGATAACTATTGAATTAGAAAACGAAGATGGATTATTTAGCAATAGCTGGTATCCTCAGAAAGGCGACAAAATAGAACTGAGTATAGATGTTTTAGATTGCGGCAAGTTTGAAGTGGACGAGGTAAAACTTGCCGGGCCGCCTGACAGAGTAACCATTCGTGCGCTTACTAATATAGTTACTGAAACATTGCATACTAAGCGCAGCCGGGCACATGAAAATAAAAGCATTCTGCAAATTGCCCAGGCTGTAGCAAAGGCAAACGGCCTGACGTTATTGGGGCAAAGTAATTTACCTAAGATAGTCGTCAACAGGGTAACACAAAAAAGAGAAACAGACTTAAAGTTTCTTCGCCGCATAGCCTATGCCTATGGCATTATTTTTAGCATACGCGACAGCAAATTGGTGTACACCTCAATTTACGATCTACAAAAAAAGAAGGCCGCGATCAGTATAGATAAGACCGAACTTACAGAATACGAAGTAACCGACAAGACCAGCGAAACTTACAAAGGCGCAAGGATTATTTACCATAACCCAACATCGTCGAAGGTGATAGAAAGCACTGCCACAGTTGAGACCATAAAAAACGCAGACAATGCGGCCTATACGCAAATAACAGGGGCCGATAAACTTGTAGTGCATACTAAAGTAGACAACCAGAGCCAAGCGGATGAAATGAGTAAGTCTGCGCTATACCGGGCGAATACGCAGCAGCAGAAATGCACTGCAAAAATGCCTGGGCGGCCTGAGATAGTTGCGGGCAATAATGTGGAATTGACCGGACTTGGGATTGCGGGCAGTGGTATATGGCAGATAATGAAAAGCAATCACTCCGTAAGCCGCGGTGGTGCGTGGGTTGTAGAGATCGAAGGGCATCGTATAAAAAGCAGTACGAAGGATAAGCAAAAGGGTAAGAGGCCAAAGTCAAGTCCGCAAAAAATTACGCCTGTTTTTAGCGAGTTGTCTAATAGTCAAGATTGGGCTAACCAGCCGCCATCTACGGCTGATGATAACAGCGATGTGCTGGGTGAATAAAAACCAACTTTTATTTCTTTTTTTGGCAAAAGCGCCATACATTTGTGGGGATGGGTGCGCATCTTGAATTTGGATATATCAGTAACATAGACACTACAAAAGGTAGGGTTCGTGTGAAGCTGGATGCGGACGATGATGTAGATACTGAAAATAAATTGGTGAGCGAATGGCTGCCTGTGCTGGTGCGAAAATCCCTACAAGATAAAGAGACCTTTCCGTTTGATGTGAACGAGCATGTTGCTGTTTTATTTGAAGATGAACATAGTGAGAAAGGGATAGTGCTTGGTGCAATCTATGACGATACTATTTTGCCTAATGGCGCGGGCGCGGATATATACCGCGTGTTTTTTGCTAATGGAGACAGTGTGCAATATAATCGCAGCACCGGGAAGTACGATGTGAATTTAACTGGAGATATTGATATAACAGGTGGCGCAAAGGTAAGTGTAGATGCGGCCTCGGAAGTGAAGATACAAAGCGCTACAAAAGTTTCCATAATAGGCGTAACAGAAATAGACCTTACATCCTTAGATGTAAAAGTATCAGGGAATATGGAAGTGGTTGGCACATTAAGCGCCGCCGCTCTTGTGTCTGCCGCAGGAATATCGGTTGGCGGCCCTGGCAGCGGCAAGGGCATGGATGCGGCTGGTAATATGACGGGCATACATGACATAACCGCTACGGGAAATATCAGTACGGATGGCGAGGTAACCGCTAAGGCGTCATCGCATCCTGAATTATTATCCGTGCATACGCATGGTGGCGTAACGCCGGGAGGTGGAGCGAGCGGGCCGCCATTATAAATATATTTATGGAGATCACAGATATAACAACAACGAATTGGCAATTGGGCATAAATGGCTTCGGCGATATTGCGCTTGATGGCGACGATCTTGATCTGTGCATTCATAATATTTTATTTACAAGAAAAGGTGAAGTACCTCTTGACCCGGAGTTTGGCAGCGACCTATATAAGCTAATAGATTTGCCTGTACAAAAATTAATACCAGCTATCATTGCAGAAGTTACGGATGCCATTAAAACCTATGAACCTCGCGTGGATATTGACAATATAACAACGTCGGTATCTGATGATGGCAGTGGCGTAACATTTTATTTGAACATGAAAGCTAAGGGGCCGCAGCAAACGCCGCCTTATGTCTTTAAGGTCAATAATTTAATTAGTGCGCAGGGCAGATCATTTTCTGATGGCTTTTCAAAAGACTTTATGTAATGGCATTTACACCAACCACATATCAACAAGTATTAGACCTTATAGATAGTTATATAGTTGACAATGATAGCGGGCTTATAACACCCGCTAAGTTGCGTTCTATCTTAATAAGCGTTGTCAATTTTTTATTAACCGCTTATGGCAATCCTGCGTTTCAAATACTTACCTATGGTTCAACAACTAATTGGGATGTGGCCGCGGGCAATAGTGCTAAGGTTACGCTTACTGGCGCGACCACTACGCTCGCCATTACAAACATGGTGCAGGGTCAAATGTATGTATTGGAGGTGTGGCAAGATGCAACAGGCGGAAGGCTGATAGTGCCGCCTGCCGGAACGTTGGTTGCCTGGGGTGGCGCTGG